TTTCGCGTGGGTATAAAAGCACAGAAGGTCCAGCATATTATTACCTGGACCTTCTGTGCCTGTGCCTATCTGAAACATGTCTCGAAATCGAAATTTTTGCTTTACATGGAATAATTATAATGAAGAATCAATTGTATTCTTGTCTAGTTTGAGTTGTAAGTATGTAGCTTACAGTGAAGAGGTTGCACCTAGTACTGGCACTAAACACTTACAAGGTTATATATCTTTTAATAATCCTAAAACTTTACTACAAGCAAGGGGTGTCTTGAAAGGATGTCATGTAGAGACTATGCTTGGGTCAATTGCTCAGAATGAGGAATATTGTTCTAAAGTTGGTACCCTTGTTGAATATGGTGAGAAACCTATTAGTAATGATAATAAGGGTCGAGCTGAAAAGCTTCGATGGCAGAATGCTCGTTCTTTAGCCAAAGAAGGAAAACTAGATGATATTGATGCCGACATCTTTATTCGATGCTACTCTACCCTCAAAAGAATTAAATCCGACTATGCTGCGAAACCTGCAGCTGTTGACCCCATTTGTATTTGGATCTATGGAACTACCGGAACTGGGAAAAGTCATGCTATCGAAACTCGATTTCCTAATTGTTATAAGAAATGTATGGATGATCTCAAATGGTTTGATGGATACTCAGGAGAGGAAGCTGTATATCTTGAAGATATTGACAAGTATCAAGTTAAATGGGGCGGAGTCCTTAAGCGCCTTGCTGATAGATGGCCTATGCAAGCTTCTGTTAAAGGGTCAATGGCTTACATTCGCCCCAAATATGTTTTGGTTACAAGCAACTATCGAATCGACGAAATCTGGACAGATCCTCAAACTGTTGAACCGTTACAACGGAGGTTTACTGAGATAGAGAAACTAAGTAAAGATCAAGAAATTGACTTTGCCTAAATAAAAATGGCTTATGTTAGAAAATATGTCAGAAGAGCTACAACTTATGGTCGGAATTATCGTAAGCCTGTGTACCGCCGGCGGACTTTTCCGATGCGTCGTCCGGTCGCAGTGCGCAGCTACAAGAAACGTCCCAAGAGATTTAGAAAATAGTTAATATATTACTTTTCCTTAAAAAATGAAACGTAAGTATTCTAGTTCATCTTCAGGCTCCTCTAATATGAGGAGCTTAGCTAAGTATGCTACTTCGACTGCTGGTACTGCAGCTGGATCTTATTTTGGTCCTGTTGGAGCATATGTGGGTGGTGCAATTGGCGATGCTTTTGGTGATTTCGCGTTTACGGAAGAAATGGATAAAGACTTTGAAGCTTCCAAAAGAATCCGCTTAACCCAAAAAAGTTCAACTATGGGTTTTTATAAGGGACCATTTAAAAAGCCGTCAAAGTTTAATTTGAAAACTTTTGAAGGACGGTATGCTTCCAAAGGTTATGTTCAACGTCGTGAGACTAATGGAGTTATTACTGATGATCATGCCTGTTATGTTGGACATAGTACTTTTGATCCTGTTATGATTCAAGGAACTGTTGCCGGATGTTTGCTTCGTAAGTTAATGAAGATCGGGGGTGTACCGATTAATGATCGTGCAATGTTGTTACCGATGAATTCATTGACTTCTGCTGTTGGTTTTAAAGTTGAATTTTCAACTATTACTGAAAATGGAGTTATTGCCTTATATGATAGTTTTGTTTTTCTATCTTCCACTAATTTTTCTGGAATTTTAGGTGGATTGGGTACCTTTCAAAATTTTATTGGTGAATGTTTGATTAATACAACTGCGGAAATTGAAGTTAAACCTTATATGTTGACTTTGTATCAGGAAGATAGATATCAATTGACTCCAGAGTTGGCTACTCAGAGGCTTGTTGCAAAACTGGATTTGTCTGAGGAGATTATTGATCTTAAAATTCATTCTGAATTGACTTTACAGAATAGAACAAACGCCGCTCAAGCGGCTCCTGGTTCATATTATGCTTCTGACCGTACTGATAGTCAACCGTTGAAAGGGAGAATTTATGAATTTCGAAATGGTGATCCAAGACTTCGTATTCCTAATGTTGCGCAAACTTTAATTGATCAAGTGCCTGTTGATGGGGCTATTTTAATACGAGCAACTGATCTTGGTACCGACTGGCAGAATGTTCCTCCACCGAATCATTTTGCTAATATTAGCAAAAGTGGATTAGTGAAGATGGATCCTGGACATATGAAAAAGGGTTATATTAATTATTCTTTTCAAGGAACGTTTCTTAATATGTTGGTTAAATTGAGGGCAGCAACTATTGTTGCTGTTAGTGGAATTACTTATGCTAGTCGAATGCTTGGGCATTGTCAGTTAATTGGATTTGAAGAGGAAATGAGAACTCCTTCAGTGAATCCAGTTGCTATTGCTTACGAAAGACAGTTGACTGTTGGTGCTACTTGTAGAACGAAGCCACCTGCTCCTCTTAAAGCAGGATTGGAGATTAGTGCAAGAAATATGCCATTGACTTAAATATATTAGTTATAATGTGCTTTATTAAGTAAATCTTTAAATCTTACTAATTCTTGTTCCAAATGTGTAATATGAGCTTCATCTGGTGGATCATTGATTAGAGGATGTCGTAAGTAGAATTGTAATCGAGCAATGGCGCATCTTAGATGATCGTGTACTTGAGCTGGTGCTACTTCATCAGTGTTCCAAGTTCGAATTCTAGCTTGAGCAATGAATGGGTTATTATTAGCATCTTCAATTACTTCATGTTCATTCATTGTAGTATGTGTTTTTAATGGGGGAATTGGTTTCTTTTTATACTAAGTGACCGCATGACTGACCGCATACCGCATAGTACCCCCCCTTTAATAAAAAAATGCTTACGTAAGCATAGTTTAACCACCTGAGACGTTCTCAAGATCGCCGATCGAGCGTGAAGAAAATTGCTTGCAATTTTTAGTCGATGATCGGGGATGTTGTGGCCTATCAATGGCCTTACATCAATCATACTTAATCGCATAGTTTTTGGTTAGCCCCGCAGGGACCACGTGTTGTTGAGACTAAACAGAATTTCGCGTGGGTATAAAAGCACAGAAGGTCCAGCATATTATTACCTGGACCTTCTGTGCCTGTGCCTATCTGAAACATGTCTCGAAATCGAAATTTTTGCTTTACATGGAATAATTATAAT